CTTCAAAGTCCCTAACAAAATACTAGATAGTTTAGAGTTAAATGGTTCTGATAAATTAGTCTACATGGTACTATCCCGGTATTCTAACAATAAGACAAAGAGGTGCTTCCCGTCTGTTACCACGATATCAAAGAAGTCCAGGTTATCACGTATGACAGTATGCAAGTCCCTCGCTAACCTGGAGAGATTAAACATCATCTTAGTAGAACGTGAACATGGTTCCGTTAACCACTACCAACTAGTATAAATTAGATACTGGTACTAGTATAAATTAGATACACGAACAATACTAACTTTAACTATACTATATAATAATAAGAGCTACGCTCTCCCTAGAAGCCGAGCTACGCCCTTTTAAGAATAAACCCTGAGAATAACTACCATGTATAACTACCTTTAAGGCATACTAACCATAAACGACTATAAACCTTGATTCTATGTTCATTCCCGTTACAACTCTAAACAACTATTACAACTATGGACTATACTCTATTAGATACGTGTGTATGCCTACGCAGTAAAATACGTAGTTGTATTGTTGACTAAGTTGGTCGTATTAGTATTCTATCCAGGTGCTATATCATCTAAAGTAGCATCTGCTATGTCACATGCTGTATTGTTGCCTAGCCTGCGATTGTCAAACATCACCAAGGAACGCAAGAAAGGTTACGCAATTGCGCAATTGCGTAACAATATATGGGTCTAGCCAGGCTATATCCTGGTTAGCCTACATAATGGGGGTGATTATGGCTTATGAGGATGGTAGCAAGCAAGTCGGAGGCAAGGCGTACCGCCAGCATCAGACACTCAAGGCCTTCATACGGGAGCGTGATGGCTACACGTGCCGGCTCTGCGGTGAGGAAGGCTGGATGGTGGACCACATCGTAGCATGGGGGGTAAGCCATGATAGCACTGTATCTAACCTGCGTGTGTTGTGCCATGCCTGCAACCTAAAGACTAGGCGTGAGCGTAGAGACGCAAGGTCATCCCTGAATGCCTGGCATAGTGCTATTGAGCTTGAACTAAACATAATGCGTGCCTAATGGTAATAGTGCGAACCAATTGTTAAGACATTGTGAAGATTAAATAAGGTTATTATTGCTCTAAAGGGGGATGGTCCAGATACGAAGGGTTGCCTGGAGGCTCGGCGACTCACTTTAATACTTTAACACAGAAACCGCATATTCCCCTCAGAACCCTTTTAAGGTTATGTAAAGGAGAAACAATATGAGTCCATTAACGAAGAAAGGTGAGAGGATACTCGCTGAGATGATAAAGGAATATGGTAAGAAAAGGGGTACTGCTGTTTACTATGCTAGTCAGAATAAAGGAATTATAAAGGGTACACACAAGAAATGAATGAAGATAGGGTAAGGAAATTAGTAGGGATGAATCCTATGGACAGGTCTAACGAGGGATTACCATTTACGTTAGAGGACATAGCGATATCTACGGATGTACCGTTATCGATAGTAGAGGATATAAACAGGGAGTGTGGGTTTGGGGTAGTAGTTAGAGATACCTCTGTAGAGGAACCACGTGAGGAGGAACCTGAGAAGAAGAAGAGTAGTCACGGGTACAACTCTACAGCGTGGTTGAAAAAGAGGACTGAGGAGGCAGACAAGGCGTTAATGGTGGCAGTCAACTCTGGGAAGGCGGAGCCATTAAAGTTATTCTACCAATTAACGGGTAGAAACATAGTTGAAAAGACAGATGTAACGCATCATTTTGGAGCAGATGATATTGCCAAACTACACGCAACCAATAACCGATACCTTAGAGAAAACGGATATGTGGAAGTACCAGGAGTGGGACAGGTGCGCTCAGAGTCCACTTTACTTTTGCCAGAAGTACGGGCGGATACGGGACAAGCTGAAGGGGATAATACCGTGGGAAGCCAGGCCCTATCTGATTGAGCTTATCAAGGCTGTTGGCACATATCAATATATTATCATTTTGAAGTCTAAGCAGATTGGTATTACGTGGATGATGAACCTGTTAAATCTTCACACAGCCACCTTTCAGGAAGGGGCTAATATCCTTACTCTATCCAAAGGTGAAGATGAGGCGGGAGAGGCACTGGATTATTCACGTTTTGCTCACAGTGAGTTACCTGATTTTCTTAAATTAAAGATGGGTAAAGACCAGGCTAGTATAATAACCTTCCCATCAATGAACTCCAGGGTCAGGGCGTTACCTTCCGTAGCAGATGCGGGTGTTGGGTTTGGTGGTGCGACACGGGTAGTTATGGATGAGTTCGAGTATCATCGTGCTGCTGAGCAGAACTTTGCTGAAATATATCCTGCTATCGAAGCTGGCGGTCAGATGGTTATTCTATCTACAGCCGACCAGACCAAGATGAACACCAAGTTCAAAGAATTATACTTCGGGGCTATGGAGGGTAAGAACAGGTTTCACAAGATATTCTTTCCCAGGACTGTAATGCCCGAGAGGACACAGAAGTGGTACGATAGTCTGGATTTAACCCCATCGGAAAAAGAAGCCCGTTACCCGATGACAGAAAGTGACGCTCTCAAAACCTCGAAGGCCAGGGCTTTCTTCGATAAGGCAATATTAACCGGTATGCTTGAAGACCACTGGAAATCGTTAGAACATGAACTATCGAAGAAGTATGGTGACTTTGTCAAGATATACAAACTACCTCAAGTAGGGCAGAAGTATTGCATCTTTACCGATCCGTCTGGGGGAAGGGATGATCCTCACTGCACTATCGTTATAAATGGAAAAACAAAGGAAGAGGTTGCTGAATCTCATGGTTATACACCGGCTGATACTTGTGCTGCCATACATGACGATTTGGTAAGATTATATTTTAATGCCTATAACTCATTCGATGCACTCGGGAACGCGGGCGGGTTATTTGCTGCGAAGTTAGAAGAACTAAAGACACCAAATCAGGCTCCTAGAATAGATGCTGAGGGTAAGATTGACAGTTCCAAGCATGGGATGTGGCTTAACAGCAAAAGGTTAAGGGATAAGATTATATGGGGGCTGGAAGAGGAAGTCAGGTTGCACCAGATTATATCTCATAATAGAGAGAGTATCCACGAGTTCATGCAGTTTTTTATTCCGGAAGGGGAAGAGCCTCAGTCACCCAAAGGTGGGCATGACGATTATATCTACGCATGGGGTGGCGTATGTCTTTTAAGAAAGAATATGACGTTTGGCGAAATGGAAGTAAGTAGCTGGCAATATAGGGGATAACGAATGAATGTTCAAGATATAAAAGATAAGAAGATAGCGATCGAGAGGATTTATGCTGAGGTCAGGGAAGCACAAAAGCTAGACCAGTCCTATTATGATGATACTTTCCCCGTTAAAGAAGTCCATGAGCCACATCATATTTATCGTTCTGGTCTAGGAACCCGTATTATAGATGCCCCTGCCGAGCAGATAGTAACTTCTCACCCGCAGGCATTCGTTGAATCAGGTAGAAAGGACTTCGCCGATAAAGCAGGTAAAGTACTGAATGAAGCATGGCTTCCTATTATGAGAAGGCAAAATCCTAACCCATTCAAGGAAACAGTTAAGAACCCTCTTCTGAGAGGAGAGACATTTATTCAAGTCGGGCACTATGAGAATCCTGGAATCATGCCAGTATGGTTTGCCATTCTTGACCCGATGGTTGTTTATGCTTCACCCGAAGAAGATGAAAACGGGGTTCCCAACGAGGTTTTCGTTATCTATGAACGTAACCTGGATAACATTGCCTATATGTATCCAGACTGGAAAAATCTATTAAATAAGTCGAAGGAACAACTCGTCTCATACTGGGCATACTGGAATAAAGAACAGAGATATTTTGAAGCTGATGGAGAGGCTCTTTTAAGTGGGGATGAAGGGTTACAACCAAACATCTACGGAATAGTTCCCTTTGTAAGGCGGTATTCGGGATTTGGCAGGCGTTCCCCAGACGGTAAGCTAACGAATTTAATTGTTAGTGATATTAAGCGTTCACATGACCTATTACTAGAAGAGTGCGCTATGCGGAGTAATATCGCTTCCATACAATACCTGTTCGCTCATAAAGACTTACTTATTACATCTGAAGGGGAATTAAATACAGATCAATTAAAAGAGATGCAACTGGGGGCTTATACAGTAAACTCTCTATCTAAATTACCCCCTAATACTAAGATAGAGTTAGGTCTTTCCCGTGAGATGGGGCAGGTATCTTCTGATACACTACAGCACCATCGTGACATTATTATGGAGTTGAATCAGAGGCATCCGTTCATTATGGCTGGCTGGCCTCTTGGTTCCAGTGGTAGACAGGATGATATGGCATTTATGTCAGCGATGAGAAGGTATGAGTCTGTAGTAGAAAACACAGAAACAATGTGGGCTACCGCCTTCGAGATGGCTTTTAAGGTTTGTAAGACCGCCGGTAAAATCCCCAAAGGTATGAGTAAAGAGGATTTATCGGCTGATTATAAATGCACAGTTAGATTAAAAGCAGACGACCCATTGGAAGATGATAGGCGGAAAACACTAGGTAGTCGTATGTGGAATGGTGGTACAGGCGCGATTTCTCTCTATACCAACCTAACCGAATACCATAAGATGACTCCGCAGGAAGCTAAGAAAGAAATTGGCAGGATGTTAGCCGAGAAGGTCACAATACAGAATCCGGATATAGCAGCGATGCTTGGTTCTATAGGTGCTAAGGAAGGTGGTATCGAAGTCTACCTGGAGCAAATGAAGAACCAATTAGGTCGAGGTGGATTAACGTCACCGCCAACGAAGTCAGGTACACAGAGAGTACAGGGAGAAGTCGAAACACAGTTAGGTACTGAGATGGGGACTGAGGGTGTTAGAGGAGCCAGGCAAAGTCCAGAAGGATACAACAGGGGATAATATGAGTGAACGTTCAATTTACGATTTTGCTGTAGATGAGCTTTTAGACATTCTGAAACAAGCTCGCGGGGAATTACATGAGCAGTTTAAGAAGACTAAACCTTTCCGTTCTGTCAAGATGAGTAAAGAAGAAGCTCTCTCGGAGTATGAACAGATGACTCCTGAGAGTCTACAGGAGCGTGTATCTCTTTATGGTGAAGAAGATACTAATAAATATATCAAAGAAATGGAATCCTTCAAAGGAGGTTTCTAATGCCTGATGAAGAATATTCCCCGTCACAAGACTGGGAAGCGTGGCTAGATAAATATAAAGAATATTGGCGAGGCAATCTTACTGCGGGTGATTATGCTGCGTTAGAAAATAATATTTCCTACCTTACCAATGTAGAGCAAATTTATCGTGGTTATCTTGAACAGGGGTTTATCAATGAGGATATGTTCAATACCACGATGGTGAATCTCAAAGAGCAATCGAGTCCACAGGGGTTTGGTTCATGGCGTTCAATTCCTACTGTGCCAACTACTGCCCCTTTTTACAAGCAACTTTTAGGTAATGGCCCACTGGAAGGTGCGAAATGGGTAGTAGAACAACGGGCAGCTTTACAAAAGCAGAAAGAATCTAGAGGGATAACACAGGTTGCGAGGCAAACTACAGCTCAAAACTATCTTCCACAGTTACAGGAGTATTTAGATGATGCAATAAGTAAGGGTCTTGAGCAGGAAGTCGCCGACCAGATATATCAGGCGGAAGCGCAGTTGATTTCCCAAGGTGCTTCCACATCTGATTTACCCAACTCTACTAGGGTTAAGGATTTTCAAACACTAGGTCCACCAGCTACCCCTTCTAAGCAACAGGTAGCTAAATGGACTAAAAATAACTGGATATATAACCCCGATGAAACACTAACTCCCAGAGAGCAGGCTAAGGAGAAATACGCATTAGCTGAATATAAACGGAATACCTTTGTCGAACAATGGAGTAATCAACGGCAAGAAGATTATTATAAATCCAGGAATCAGGTAAATCCTCAAGGCACTATGGGTAGTGCTGACCAGTTGCAGATGCAGAAGAGAAGGCAGGAATCAGATATATGGGAGATGGGGAAACAACAACTACTCTCCCAGTTGACATCGGATGACAAGTGGATAGATTGGTGGCAGGTAAAAAACATGGAAAACCGCTTCGCTTATGGTGGGGCACTGCAAGAAAGGGATATCGAAGAAAGCGCAATAAGAAGCCAACCTGAAGCAATATGGAAAGCATGGGAAGCTGAAAAGACAGCACCTCCTTCTCCTGAGTGGATGAAGGCGTTTTCGCCAGGTCAGGTTACAGGGCAACCGCTTGTCAAGAAACCATTAGTAGCACCTAGCGGTCAACTTCTAAGTACGACAACCCCATCACAATTAAGGAAATTAAGTGGGTATGCGGATTGGGCTGGTGGTGAGTCTCTGGAAGATTTACTATCTAGAACTCAATCAATGCTACCACAGCAACCATTCGGTAGAAACAGTTGGAAACCAGCAAGGCAGAGAGGATAAATATGCCGTCAGTATTATGGAAGCCTAGATTATGGCAACTAGAAAGAGACTTGGGCGAGGAAGAATTAAAGACAGGTAATCCCCCAACCAAGCCACCGAGACTTGTTGTCCGTAAAACCAATCAGGTAATGCCTTCATCAGCAGGAGTAACCCCCTCTAATTTATTAGGTTTTCCTCGAGATATTCCAGATGAAATTAGAAGGCAGTACCAGAATGTATTATCGCCAGAGGAACTAAAGTTGTTTCCTAATAGGCTCGATTGGCAACCAACTTTTAGAAAAGAGGAAATACCATTATCGAGGATGCCATTCTCACAGCAGTTAGAACCCTTGGGAGAGGTTACACCATTCAGGCAGGTAAGAGAGGCATTGGAAACTCCTGAAGCAGAGACAATTATGGATGTACTGGGAGTTATCGGGGCAGTTTTTACTCTAGCTTATGGTGGTTATTATGGGATACGTTCTCTTATTCCTATAACAAAAGAGGTGAGTGATAAAGCTTTTCGAACAGTATTGAATACGGGATTAGATAAATGGATAGCTGAAAGAAGTAGGGGTGTCCCACCAGCAAAACTCAAGCAGGTTCAGGATTTACTTTACAATATAATTGCTAAGGATAAGATTTGGTTACAGAATAGGGCCACTGAGAATATGCTCAGGAGAATGGGTAGGACACCTAACACTTCTGAAGCAATGAAGCAAGCAGTAGATGATACTATTAGAGATGTTGAAAGGAAAATATCAGCTCTTGTTACTCGTGGCACACAGACAGGAGCAATGGCTCAAGGTGGCAAGGCGTTTGGAGGTAAGTTACCAGGGAAACCGCCGATAGTTCCACCTGCCCCAGAGGTTACGATACCCAAGACATTAGAGGACAATCTATTGCCAGTTCTTCGTGGAGAAGTTCCCGTTGAAACCTTAGAGGAACAAATACGCAAGGTTTATACGCCAGAAAAAGCAGATGTTATTAGAGAAGCCCTTACCAGTAGACTGAGTGGATTATATGACCAAGTTCAAGCAAGAGAAGGTAAATTGCCTAGTAAAACGAAATTGCCAATTAGTAAACTCATAACAAGAGAGCAATTTGGTGAAGTAGTAGACAAACTAAATATCTTTTTCCGAACACTCCGTAAAGTTGAAGAATCCCTCTCCCAAGAGGCTGGTATGCCTGAAGCTGGAATACAGCAACTAGTATCTCAACCCCTACCAGAAGTTGCGCCATCCCCACAACAGACTGTTACACCCACTACAGGGGTTGCTACACCCGTTGGTAAAGAACCTCCCGAATTACCACCATTATGGATGTCTAAAGGACAGCCGCAACTAACTACTGGCGTTACTCCTACACCTGTGGTCTCAACACCTATTCCTGGCGGAGTGGCGTTTCTTCCTCCCGACCCTAATCCTGCTACTTATGCCCAAAAAATACAGTATCACGCTATCTTAAAAGAAAAGGGGATGGGGGGTGCTTCCAAGCGAAGATTTGCGCAGACTTATATAGGAAAGAAAAGCATCGCTGACATGACAGAAGCGGAAGCTACATTCCTTATTGAGACTTTGCAAAGAATGCCTAGAGGTAGTTGGCAAGTTCGCGGTGGTAAAAGGATATTTGTCCCACCGTCTTTACCGAAAACTAAGGCTATTGTTCCTGAAAACTTTTTTAATCTAACATATGAGCAACCTACTCCAGCTCGTTTACTCACCTCGCAAACGTACTACGCTAAGAAACTAGGGGTTGGAGAATTAGTCAGACCTTCAGAAATGGCTAAACAGAGGTTTGATTTAGAAGCAGGTGCTCTAATGGGAGCAGTAAAGCAAAAGGGATTAGAGATAGAAAAGCTCGCCCGAACAGGAGTAGGAGAGAAGTTCCGTTCGTTCATTCGTAATGAACCCACGGCTGCCGTACAGGATATGAATGAGTTGCTGAATAAGTACGAGGAACCGCCTGATTTCCTTAGTGATAAAGAACGAGAGTTATTTACATGGTTCCGTAATCTTAATAAAACGATAATCAAGGGAGAAAACGAGATAAGAGAATTACTCGGTATGGATTTGATACCATACCGCCAATCGTATGTTCGCAGAGTAGCCGCCGAGGGGATAGCTTTGGAAATCCTGAATGGTATTTACCCATTACCTGAGAGTCTTAAATACTGGTCACAGAAGATTGTCGGGGCTAAGGTATTCAATCCGTCAGAGTTTAAGAGGTTGTCTGATGACTTAGAAGCGTATTTCTCAAAGGACTTGATTTATGCTACAAATGCTATGGTCTGGAATGGATTGAAGGAAATTCATCTATCTCAGCCATTGAAGGCATTTAACGAGCAATTAACAGCATTGTCTAAGGATTTACCCATCTACGATAAACTATCATCTGACGAATTAAAGCGTATTGGGCAGGTAATGCCAGCATCTACTAAGAAGTGGGTCGAAGATTATGCAAGAATAGTGATAAAGGGGCAGCCTACTGATTTAGATATGCAAATAAACCAGTTGTTTCTTAACAAGGGTATCGCTGGAGTAATCAACACATTCCTTGAACCTTTCGGTAGAACTCTTGGTAGACAACCGATAACTAATATAGCTCGTGTTCTCAGTAGGACTATTATGGCAGGTGTGTTAGGTCCTGTTCGACCTAAACTCATTATAAGAAATAAAGTACAACTTATGTTGAACCTAGCTTTCTATACCATTGAATCAAATATAAAAGGATTTTTCCCAGCACCACCTTGGATGAATGAGATAATAGAGAATAGTCTATATTACAAGGGATATACGGGCTTGGAAGATATACCTCAAGAGGGATTGGGGGAAATAGAGAAAAAATGGCATAAGACTTATCGCTGGTCTGCTATATCAAATGTTCATCAGGCAATGAAGGTTTCAGGGTGGGATACCTACGATTTAATAACTAACCCCAAATATTCTGATTATCCTTGGCATGATCCCCAAAGAACATATAAGGAACCTAGGGGATTTCTATATCCTAGCGAGGGGGGGAAGATACTCAGGGAAATGGAGACTGGTGCTGGAGCTACTCAGTTTGGGTATATTGCAATGGAAATGCCAGAGATATTCAGGCATAAAACCCTTTCGCCAGTAACAAGACTTCAAAGTTGGTGGATGAATTACTTTTTCAGGTTTCACCAGGAAGCGTTCCACAGGGCGTTTAAGGGTGAAACAACCGATGGTTTAAAGTTACCATGGAGTAGAAGACTGGCATACTTAAAGTATCTGGTTGTTGGTGGTGCTACTCTTACGGCGTTGGGTTATAAAAGGTCGTTCCTTTTGGGTGTGTTGCCAACTTATCTGTCACCAGTAGCTCAAGTTACACTTGGGTTATATAAGTATGTTGCAGCAGATAATGATACTGAAAGGAAAGCAGGTTTACGCCAAATTCAATATTCATTTGGTGCGTTTATACCAGGTTCTTTAGCATGGAAGGATTTTTACGATGTATTTACAGGGAAGAAACCATTGGAATCATTATTTTTCTACATGGATACACAGACTCAAGGTGGTACAACGCCAACAACGCCATCTAATAAAGGGAAATTGACAATTCCATAATAAAATAAATAGGAGGAACTAATATGGTAGGGGAAAGAATAGTGGAAGAGGAGAATCAACCCGTAGCGGAAGTAACCCCTCAACCCGAAGTTATTACCCAGGAGAAATATGATGCCGACCTAAAGGCAGCCAAGGAAGAAGCGAAAGAGGCTGCATGGGAAAAGTATCAAGGTATTCAAAAGACAATAGCCAAGAAAGACGATGAAATACGGAGGTTAAGGGAAACTACTGTCAAACCAAACGGGATGACTCAGATTCTCTTAGATGAAATGAGAGCCAGGCAAGTTGAGACTGGGGAGACTAACCCTAGAATCGCTGCACTAGAAAGGGAGATAGCGCAGGAAAAGCTACAAGAGGCTGAAAACCAGAGACTTGCTACACAGACTAGAATTGTAGCTGAGGAATGGGAAGAACTCGAAAGCACAGCTAAAGAAGCTGGCTACGATATTAACGACCCAAAATTTAACGACATAGTAAAAACTTTTGAAGAAGCAAAGAACACTGGGATGTTTGAAAGGGCACATAGGAAAATGGATAGGATTTTAAGAACCACTACCAAAGAGCCAGTAAAACAAACCATAGAACCCCCACAGGATATTGATACCAAGGCGGAAGCCAGGGCTAACGAAATCCTGAAGGAGAAATACCCTGACCTTTTTAAGAGCGACAATAATTCATCCTCTGGCTCATCGCAATCGGATACAGAGTTTAAGAGGGCTTGGGGTTCAGGTGAACTAGCCAAGACCAAGGCGAACTTTGAAAGAGCCAGAAAAATCGAACAACAACTAGAATAATAATAGGAGGTTAACATGGCCGCAGGATGGACTACAACTGGTTCACTGGCTGATTCCTTGGATGACGTTAGGAGTTCGGCAGTATCAACCAGAGAATACGAAGGGGTTATGCCCCAACTCGTAGATAAACAAACCCTCCCAGAGGGTATCGGTAACTCATGGCAAGAAATAAAATATGCAGCTTTAGTAGCGCAGGCTGAAACCGAAACTGAGGAAATAGATAACCCTCAACAGATTGCCGATAGCCTATTGACTGTCACCCCGACAATGGTTGTGGTGGAGACATTCATAACTGACAGGGTTAAAGCTAGAATCAGTAAAATCGGGCTTGCCAGGATAGGACGCCTCGGGCAAGAGGCGATACAACGCAAAAAGGACGAGGATGGTTTAACTCTATTCGCTACCGGCGCAACCACATCTGAACCTGGCTCCGGTGCTACGATGACGAGTGGCTATATCTCTTCTTCCAAGTCAAATATATCATCTAACGTAACCGAACCTGGGAACCCTCCATACAGGGGAGTGCTACATGGATTCCAGATTCACGACCTATATTCCGAAGCTACGGCTGGAGTCGGTACTTACCCAATTCCAGAAGGTTTGACTGCCCGGGTGTTTGCTGAAGGTTTCAGGGGTATGGTAGGTGGTGTCGAGATTTTCGAGAATGGGAACATCACCATAACAAGTTCTAATGCCATTGGTGGAGTCTTCTCCATGGAAGGTATTGTCCTCGTTCAGGGTAGAGCCCCACGGGTCGTATCTGTCAGGAACGAGAAACGTGGTGGTGGTGGAGAGCATATTTATCATCGTGATGAGTATGCCTATGGTGAGAGACCGTCAGCTGGTTACGGCTGGGTATACCGCCAGACCTCAGATGCCACAGCACCAACTAGCTAAACTGATAGTTAGGAGGTTTTAATGAACTCTCGAAGAGAGACTTGGGTAAAGAAACATGGAGAAATCCCTAAAGGTTGGATTTCCATAAACCTAAATGGTCAACCCGCGGATAACAGAATCGAGAATATCGCTGTGATTCCGAGGTCTCGTGACCT